ATGCTGGAAAACCGCTCCGGCAAGTACATCACCTACGGCTTTGCCAACGAATACCCCTACTACCTGCTTGACAACTATCGCAGGTCGTCCAAGCACAACGCTATCGTTAACGGCAAGGTGAACTATATCATGGGCGGAGGATGGCAGGCAGGGGATGACTTGACCGTAGAGCAACAAGCCCGGTTCATCAAGTTTTTCGACGGACTTTCCAGCACCGAGGACCTCAACGACATTACCGAGAAACTGGTGTTGGACTTGGAGATTTTCAACGGCTTTGCGGTTGCGGTTACTTGGTCCAAACTTGGGACCATCGCCAAGATGGAACACGTCCCGTTCGAGAAGATTCGGGTGGACAAGGAGGAGAAAATGTTTCAAGTGGCGGACTGGTACAACGACGACATGATGCAGTTGTTCCCAAAGGTGGGCGACATCGAGAAAATCCCTGCATTCGACCCGGAGAATCGCCTCGGAAAGCAGTTGTTTTATTACAGGGTCTACGCAGCAGGCGTGAAGCACTACCCGCTCCCCGAATACATCGGAGGGAACGCTTGGATTGAAGCAGACGTGCAAGTGGCGAACTTCCACAACAACAACCTCCGCAACAACTTTTGGGGCGGTTACTTGATTAATTTCAACAACGGCATCCCGACCCCCGAAGAGCAGGGCGACATCGAGCGTCAAATCAAACGCAAGTTCAGCGGAACCGACAACGCTGGTCGCTTTGTTGTAACCTTCAACGACGATGCAGCCAAGGCCCCGACGCTGGAACCGCTCACTCCGTCCGATATGGACAAGCAGTTTGAAATCCTGAACAAAGCCATCCAGCAAGAGATATTCATCGCACATCGTGTAACGAATCCAGCGTTATTCGGTGTCAAAACCGAGGGCCAACTCGGAGGAAGGACTGAATTAGTCGAGGCTTACGAACTATTCAAAGCCACCTACGTCAACGACCGGGTGCGGAAAGTAGAGCGGATGATAAACTACTTGGGATCCTTTAATGGCGTTGAGGGTATGGAACTGATCCCGGTGGAACCCATCACGGAGCGACTAAGCGAACAAGCCTTGTTGCAGATTATGACCCAAGACGAACTTCGGGAAAAGGCAGGTCTGCAACCGCTTGAGAAACCTGCCGACGTGGTTGGGCCTAACCCCCAACCCGACGAGCAACCGCAAACCGTGGAAGCATTGCAGAGCAACGACAACATCAAGAAATTATCGGGCCGTGAGTACCAAAACCTAATGCGCATCGTCAGGCAGTATATGCAAGAGAAAATCACGCTGGAGATGGCTCGGACCATGCTATCAGCCGGCTTCGGTTTGTCTGCCCAAGAGATTGACACGATGCTCGGAGTGCAGTCCCAAGAGTTCAGCGAGCCTCAATGGGGCGAGGAAGACGACGAGGACTACGGATGGGGCGACGAAGAGTTCAAGGTCTTGGAGGTCGTTGCAAGCAAGTTCGGGAGCCATGCCGACGATTACCATGTCATGCACTCGAAGCCGATGCGGTTCGATGCGAACATAGACGAAAACATCCGCTTGGCCTTTGCCGAACTGGGCGAAGAAGAGAAAGAGTTGGACCTGAAGATTGAGGCCTACCGCAAGAAGAACCGGGACGCATCGGTTGAAGAAATGGCAAAGGAGTTCGGGGTCAGCAAAGCCAAGGTCGCCAAGCGAGTCGCCTACCTAATCACAAAGGACCGCTATCCTATCAGCAGGGCCGTCGACAAGATAGCCGAGCAGAACCTACCCAAGAACGTGAAGGAAGTGGCCGAGCCTGTACTGGAGGTCCGCTACAAGTACGCATGGGCCACGGGATTCAGCAACAAGGACAAGCGGTCAAGCCGTGAGTTCTGCAAGGTCATGCTTGACTTGGCAGGGCAGGGCAAGGTCTACACACGGGACGACATTGACGGGATTAGTGCTATCATGGGCTACTCGGTTTGGAACAGGAGGGGCGGTTGGTATCACACACCGAGCGGAGTGAACAGGCCCCAATGTCGCCATGTATGGGAGCAGCAGTTGGTAATCCGTAAAGGCAATAAAATCACGAAGGCATGAAGGCACTATTCATAAGCGAAGAAACGCTGCTCGACAATAGCATCATCAACGAGAACGTCAGTTACACGCAGATACGTCCAACGGTTGTCAAGGTGCAGGAGATGCGGATTCAGCCCATCGTTGGCTCTCCGTTGTACGGGGAACTCGTCAGCCAAGTGGTCAGCGGTTCAACGTCTGCACTCAACCAAACGCTGCTGGAGGACTACATTCAGCCTGCAATGATTCAATGGCTTTACTACGAGTTGCCCATGGTCTTAGCGTTCAAGTACATGAACAAAGGAATGGTCCGTAGAACGAGCGAGGAATCAAGCCAAATGAGCATGGAGGAAATCACCCGGCTGACCGATAAGGTCAAGAACGATGCCGAGTGGTACTCCGAGCGGATTACTCGCTACCTGATGGAGAACCGCAATTCCTATCCGCTTTGGAACTCGCCTCCTTCTGCGTTGGATACGATTTACCCGAACGCTACAAACTACCGCACCGGGATGGTCTTGGACCGCAACAGGAGGATGGGAATCAGCAACCTTGACTACCCCTACCCTTACGGACAATTCGGGGCGTGTAACGACTGCTAAGCATGGGAGCGCATAAAAAAAACATACTGAAACTGCAGACTTATGTCATGGATAAAAATCAAGCAAGCCCTGCTGGATCTTGCAAATGCTCATCCACAGGTCAACTCCTTCGGGACGGGCGACCCTCTTGCGGTAGGCACGGACAACACCATCAACCTGCGAACCCCAAGCCGTGAGCGCATCGTCTATCCGCTCGTTTTTGCGGACGTGCAGTCTGCAAATACTGACGCTGGTACTTTGGACTTGGTGGTTGGGGTTTACTTTTCTGACCGTGTTGAATCCATTAAGCCGATGGGCGGAGTGGTTTCGGGCAGCCCTACGTTGGGTTGGCAGGACAATGAGGACGAGGTCCTAAGCGACCAGTTGCAGATAGCACAGGACTTCATTTCAAGCCTTACAAACGACCCGAACGAGGACTGGACCCTCTCATCTACCGTGAACCTTACGAGGTTCGTAGAGAGCCGGGATGACCGCACGGCTGGGTGGCAGGCGACGATGACTTTTGAAATCCCTTACGGCCATTCGGTTTGTGAAATTCCAGTCTAATCTACATTTACAATTAAACGCTAAAAAATGCCTACACCCATATTGCAACAAATGCTCGGCCAAGGCGGTACGATGGAATTCGTTGACGCTGCCGTGTCCGGGAAAGTTTTTGACTTCGTAGTCGTCAACACCGCAGCCACATTCACAACTTTAACCGGAACTGGAAGCGAGAACCTGCTAACCGCTTACGCCTTGAGTGGCAAATCAGTTTCCGCTGGCATCGTTATCAGCGGTCGCAACGGAGGCAAGATTACTGCCGTTACTCCAAGCGCAGGTTCCGTCATCGGTTATACCTTCCTGTAATGCTTATCGGCTACGGCTACGGCTACCCGACCAATATGCTCCAAGGTGGCGTTGCTGCTGGGGTGTGGGCCTTGTTCAACGCAAGGGCTACGACTGACGGTGCAACCGCTGCCGAGGCTGCTGTGGATGGATGCCTCTTTAATCGCTTTGCAGTTATTTACAATTTCTAAGAATGCCAACCCCATCGCTGATTTTAGTACCTGCACGATTCAAAACGGGCAAACTTTACACCCCAGTCGCTACGACTTCGGGCGGTGTGGTTCTTGGTGCATCGGGCGACTTCAATGTAACCCGGGCAACGACTGCGACAAGGGTCAACGCAAGCGGATTGATTGAGGTCGTGGCTTCGGGGATTCCGAGGTTGGACTATCCTCTTGGCGGTGGATGCCCTGCTTTACTCATTGAGCCTGCTGGGACGAACTTTGCGAGAGGTGTTGAACGCTTGAATACACCAACGCCAACGACTGCTGCTGGAGGAATAACGGTAACAACTGGAAGCACTGATTTCCTTGCCCCTGATGGCACAAGTGGAACGATTACTAAATACGTTGGAGGGACTGCTTCGGGGTCAAATTTCTTAGAGTACGTATCATCAACTTCCGTTACCGCAGCAGGTGTTCATACATTCAGTGCTTTTGTAAAGGCAGGAGCAACCAACCCTCTCAATTTTTGTGCTTTACAATTTACCGCATTTACGGGCGGAAGTGGAACAGGAACATCATATTTCAGCCTTGCAAGTGGAACCGCATTAACCACTGGGGCAAGTATTCAAGATTACGGCAATGGATGGTATCGGATTATTTCCGCACCATACACCATTGCTGCTGGCGACTTGACTGGAGACATACGCCTTTTGTTTGCGGAGGGCAATAACGACGCATCATTCCCGGCATCGGGTGCATTAAATCTAACCCTTTACGCTTGGGGCATTCAATTAGAGGCAGGCTCCGTTGCTACCTCCTACATCCCCACAACAACTACAAGCGCAACACGCAACGCAGAAGTCATAAGCGTAACAGGGTCAGTCAGCGGTTGCATCGGGCAGACGCAGGGAACGATGTATGCGGAGTTCAGATATTTGGGGCGGGAAACAACTCGTGCAGGAATTCTATATTTAAGACAAACCGCATCAAGAGGACTTGGCATAAGCCTTGCGTCAAATGATATAAGTTTTTTGAGCAGAAATACCGCAGGAACAACGGTTATAACTTTGGTAAACGGACTTACTTTTGGCACTTATTACAAAATAGCAGTAGCATACGATACGGGCGGAACCGCAGCAGGTGGAACGCAAGTAAGCGGTGTAACCGCATATGTCAATGGCTCCCCCGCATATGTTAGTGTAGGCGACCTTAGAGTTCCTGATGCAACTATTTCCGAAATTAGATTATATGGGGCAGTATCTGGGTCGGACAACGAAACCGCAAACGCCAACATCCGCTCCGCTGCCCTCTACACTACTCGCTTAACCAACGCAGAACTCGCAGCCCTTACAACCTAATGGCTACCTTCCGAAAATACGAATTTGCAGTTTACGCTGACTTCCGAACCATTAACGACTCGGAGGTCGAGCCTCGCACGGTTGTTGAACTCGGACATATCAACCCTGCAAATCCAAAGGCTTGGTGCGTTGACATCCTTTGGGAAGGCAACGAACCGAAGAACTGGGCGAAGTATCAAACTTGGCCCGAACCCGTCGGAATCCACACCTTCGCAGGATGGGACGAGCAGTACACGGAGGACTACAACCAACGCAAATCCCTATGAGATTATTCCGCAAACGCAACCCCGAAACCCCTAAACTCCCAATAATGAAATCAGCCGTCATCGCTTTACTTCGCCATCTTCTCACCTTCATCGGTGGTACACTCGTCGCCAAGGGCTTGTTAGACACCGAAACTTTGCAAGAGATTATTGGTGCATTAATCACCTTGCTTTCAGTTGGTTGGATGACAATTGATAAAGTAAAGGTCAAGAAGTGAACCTGATAGAAACCACCATCGTCGGGAGCGTTGCAGCAATCGTCGGTGGAGCGGTCGCTTGGTTCACAAAGGGCCGTGTTGAATCGGACTCCCTGCAAGTCAGGCAGGCCCAAGCGGTCCTCGCTATGTGGCAGGCTACCAGCGAGTCCCAAAACAAGGAATTAACACAACTTCGTAACGAGGTCGTAAGTTTGCGTCAACGACTTGAGGAAATGGAACATACCATCCACGAACTCCAAGCCGAGAATGCCAAACTTAAAAGCCTTGTATGAAAGTAACCAAGCATTCCAAAAACGTCCACGCCATTGAGTGCGGACGAACCCAAGAATTTCTTTTGCTCTCCGACCTGCACTGGGACAACCCTAAGTGCGACCGGGCGCTGCTTACCAACCACCTCGAAGAAGCAAGACGCAGGGGTGCGAAAGTCCTCGTCAATGGGGACTTTTTTTGTTTAATGCAAGGCAAGGGCGACCCTCGCAGGAGCAAGGATGACATTCGACCCGAACACAACAACGGGCGATACCTTGACTCCATCGTTGACACGGCAGTTGAATGGTTCCGACCCTATGCGGACCTCCTGCTGGTCCTTGGCTACGGGAACCACGAAACGTCTATCATCCAACACCAAGAAACGGATATCCTCCTTCGCTTCGCAACAATACTCAACCATTCATGCAAGACCGACATTCAAGTCGGGGGCTATGGCGGGGTTCTTGACTTCAAGATGATTTACGACCCGGACCATCGCTGCAACTTCATCATGCACTATTATCATGGAGCCGGTGGGGGAGGCCCGGTCACACGCGGAGTAATTTCAGACCAACGCATCCTCGCCTCCATCGAAGGCTACGACTGCACTTGGCAGGGCCACGTCCATGAACTCTACTATCATCAAAACATCGTCAACCGCTATGTTCGTACCACTCACCAAATTCTTCAAAAGCCCGTGCATCAAGTCAGGACTGCGACTTACAAAGAAGAATGGGCAGACGGTTATATGGGCTTTCACGTTGAGCGTGGAAGAGGCCCGAAGCCTTTGGGCGGATATTGGATGACCCTCGAAGCAGG